ATAAGAATCAATGTATCCTTCGTAGTTCCATTCCATAGGTATGAACAAACTATATAATCCTGAATTAGTCTGTCCGTTGCGGTTTCTTTTTGTAACATCTGACGCATCATATAATTTTTTAAAATTATTACCTCCTTTATCTAAAGCATTAGATGTAGATCCCATCATACACCTACCTATAATTCTACTACCTAATCTTAGCGTTGTCTTCGTGACCCTCCAGTTGTTGAGGATGTTATCTGGCCTCTCCCACTTGCCCGATTCATCGTGTGCGAGGAGTTTGAGTTTCTCCCCGTCGTATGAGTTGTCACCGGTATTCTTCCAGTCGATCGTGGTATCGAGCCCAACGAGTTCCTCGGGACGTTCATTCTGATCGATCTTACGCCTTGTGAACTTCGACGCGGGTACACGATATGCAAGTTCCGTTTTGGGACGATCCATACCGTCCTGTATCGGTTTAAAAAAGAATGGGTAATTAACGGATATTGGTACCACTTTGTCTGTAAACATTTTCTTCGCATCTGCTCCAGTCTTTGATAATATCCCGTACCGTGAATCACTAGATATTGTTGCTTGGTGTACGAGTTCTGATGAGGCCATAAAAGAAAATCCCGATCTTCTATTCTTGAGATAGCACATTCCATAGGATCTGGTATCAAGTTTACAGGCTTCCCAAAATATGAAAAAGATTCTATTGGCTTCTCTGAATTCCGCGTTGCCAACATCAATTTTTGTCCACTGCAAGTACATATAATGAGACCCAGTAATATAGCTAGGAATACCTTTGTTATAGAAACAAAAGCCTTCTTCACGTCTTTTAAACTCTTCGTCAATATAATCATACCAAGTATTTTTAAAATCTAATGATGTTTGGTTCCAATCAAAAACTGTTTTAAGTTTTGATAATTGTTTTGGGTACTCAAATATTTCCCAATATTGATCTGTTTTATTTACAGATCTTTTATATACATTTTCACTTAAAGGTAAAGCTATTTTTAAACCCTGTATTTCATATATTTCACCTATTTTACCTGTTTTACTTATAACAACTACATCGTGTTCTTTGTTATAACCTGGTTCCCATTTTTTATACCTATTATTATTTTTTATAATTTTAGGTTTTATATGATTAGGTAAAATTTTATATAAAGTGTTTGTATACATTATCTAGATCTTCCTTCAGCAAAACCTCCAAAATTAGAAGCTTTAGTATTTTTATTAATAGAATTAATTATATTTTCTTCTTCTTCAATTCTTGATAGTATTTCAAAAGCATCAAATATAGCTAATTTTTTTGTAGCAGCAGCGTTTTTTAATCTGTCAGCTGATACATCATCTTCTGAATCTACAATTTTTTCTTTAGCTACTTTTATTAATTCTTCAACTGCTTTTTGCCCAGCTTGGATTATACGTTTTTTGGTTTTGTTTATTTCCATATTTAAATAAAATATCATTTGATTCCATACAGTATAAAAGTTCATTATCAATAACAAACTCAAATTCTCTATTACTTTTAAACCCAACTAGATCTCCTGTGTTAATTTTAAGGGCTTCTAACGTGCTGTTTGTATATTTTAATACTCCAGTATTTTTTATTAATTTGGTATCTTTATATACATCTTTTTCTAATACTGGTTTTACAAAACAATAATCTGCGTTTGTTTTCCACCCTTTTTTATAATACATATAAATTTGAGATGGATGTGCAAAATATAAATTGTCTTTAAAAAACTTAGTACTATTTACTGATTTGCCTTTTAAATTATAATACCTTCTAAATAAATTATGATGTACTATAACTTTGTCACCTTTTTTTATATTTGTTTTATAAGCAAGAGGTACAGCAACTATTTCAGCATGTCTATTTATAAATTTATGATTTGATATACTTGAGTTAAGTATAAGTTCTGTGTTGTTGATTTTTAATTTATTATTATATCTTTCACCTATAGGTTTTATAATAAATTGATATATACTATTCATTAATATTCTAAATCATATTCAACCGATACTGCCATTTGAGAATTAAATTTTTTCCAAGGCAATACTTCATCATCTTTTTTTATAAAAATATTATACGATTGACTTTCTTCATCGCATAATATATGTGAAATAGTATGACCGCCATACACTTGTTGACCTACAGCATAGTGCATAGCGTCATTTTTATAATCAGATCCAATACTGATTTTTCTTATAACATTACTCACTTTTTTCTGTTTTTTCTTCTATAGGTGTGCATGTACCATCTTCTAAACTAATATTTACAGCACCATATTCTTTTTCTAATTCTACTTTAAATTCTTCTACTTTTTCCACAATACCGGCATACTTGTGAAGTAAACCATGTTTTTGTGTTTCTAAAAAACCCACATCTTTTAATATTTGAGCTATTTCTTCTTGTTGTTTTCTAATAGTAGCTAGTTGGTCATCTGTAAGCTTATTAGCTTCTTTTATTTTTTTTGTCATTTGATTAAATTTAAATTAATAATTATTTTATAACAGCGCTATAATTTCTGTTGCTGTTGTTTCTGTATCACTTGTTAAGTTATATACCCTTGATACAGCAAAGGGTAAAATTGTACTTGCTGCTATACTTTTTACTACTATAGGTTGTGAGTCAGATGCTAACGTTAGTTTTATATCACCTGTACCACCTACGTATAAAGCAGGTTTTTTCTCATTAAATATACCGCTTGGTCTTTCTAAATCACCACCAGCAATAGTAGCTGTAAGCGCTCCTGTTATTCCTGTTGAACCAAAAGCTAAATTTAATGAAGCTAAACTAAATTCTATTGTTTGTGCAGCAACACCAACATTTTGTCCTTGGTTCGCAACAGTAACACTAGTTACTGCACCAGCACCATCTGTAGCAACTAAAAACGTTGCACCTAAAGTAACACCTCTTGGTATACTTACTGTTTCAAGACTAGCAGCTCCAGGATATGTACCTCCAGTGGCATATACAATAGCACTACTACTTGCTGGTAAACCAGCTATAGTATTAGTAGATAAATTACTTAATGCAGCTGCTTTTAGTGTTTTAGATTCTTGCAACTCTATTCCACCGGTTGCGAAATCACTTAAATTATTTTGATAATATCCCATTTTTATTTTACTTTGTCTTTTATTTTTTCATAAGTTCTAAGTCCACCTAATCCTAACATACCTAATAGTACGGTCATTAAATGTTCCATTTGTAGTGGTGGCGGTACATCTGTTGATTTTGTAATCCATATAAATAAATCACGAATAACAAAATTATATGCTAAAGCAAAACCACATATCCAACCTACAAAAGGTCGCCACCCCGCAACAAATAAAGTTCTATGCGAGGCTTCAACCATATTAATTTTTGTTTGTAATTCTATTAGTTTTTCTGGATCAAGCTCTTTACCTTTAATAGCTTCTCTTATTTCCCAAGCTAAACCTCCAGCGACAGATTTTCTACCATCACCTCCTTTAAGAAGACCTAGTAGTAATTTCCACATATTTATTTTTTATAACCCATTTTATTCATAGGCTTTCCATAGTCGTGAAATGGTTGGCCATGTTTAGGCATTCCATCTTTTTTCATACTACCCATTTTTTTCATAGGATGATGAGCATCAAGTGGACCATATTTAGATATACCATCGTTTTTCATACTACCCATTTTAGGTGTAGCACTAGCTCTACTATCTACAGGCATATCTTGTTCAAGGTTTTTTCTTTCTTGAGATACACCTTCTTTTCTAAAAGCACTATTACTCATATGCTTCATTATAGGGTGCATTTGACTTACTGATTTATTTCCTTTTCCCATTTTATTGTTTTTTATTTGCATCTTTTTCCCATTGCAAAGCTGGACTACCTTCTTTCATTTTTGATCTGGCATAACGTTTACCTCTATAGTAAACATATTTATCGTCATAATCTAAAATACCATCTTTCATTTGTTTAATGTGTACTTCTTCATGTTTGATAACGTCTTCTCTTTGCTTTGGATCTGTTATATCTTTATTAATTAATATATTTCCATTTCTATCGGCTTTACCTAAAACACCTTCTTCTAAAGCTACTTCATGTATTGCAGTAGAGTAATTAGGATAAGGTCTATTTATTTTAAAAGCCATATTATTGTTTATATGGAAACATTTTGTTTAACGCTTCTTTTCTTGATTGACATCCACAAGGAATATTAAGACCTTCGCTAACTTTATCAACGACGGTCTTAATACCTGTTTTAGTAGTAAACTTTTCTATTGAATCGCCTAGTCCTTGTGATTTCATAATACTATGCGTATGTTACTGCACTAAAGTACATTTGTAACGGAGTAGCCGCTTGATCTTTACCTAATTGTACAGTAGAAGAAACACCACCTGGGTTAGCAGTTAGTGATTTATTTACTGCATTATAAATAGTATTAGCTTGACCAGTAGTAAGCGTTGGATTTACAGATCCATCAGTATCTGCATGAACAGCAAATGTAGCTGTTTTTGGGTTTGTAGCGTCTGGTGTACCTATAGCTGATTGCTTGTAGCTAACAACTAAAGTTTTTGCATTTTGTCCAGTGTTACCTGTAGCTGCGATTTTAGCTATATCTTCAATGTTGATTAAAACATCATAAGATGGGCCTAGTGGCTGAGCCGCGCTATCTTTAACTATTGGAAATTTTATAAATTTTGCCATTTTGTTTTTGTTTTTGTTATTGTTTTTGTTATTGTTATTGGTTAGATTTATACAGTTCTATTCTGTTTTTTATTTTTCAAAAGCTCTAGAATAATTATCTCCTTCGTAAGCTTTCATTCTACTAGATATTCTGTTTGCTCTTGTTACAGCTTTAAAAGCTTTTTTTCTAGCTCTACCTTTGTAAGCAGCATCTGCATTAGCACCTATACCACCTGTGTTTGATCTATTAACAACTTTGCCATCTCTTGATTTAGTTACAGATCCACCAGCAGCAGCCATGTTAGCTGTAGCTTTAGATAATTGTTTTTGTAATCTTCTTTCTCTTCCAGTCATTCCTTCAGCTGCACTTTCTTTCTTAAGAGATCTTACAAATTGTTTTCCAGCTCTTCCAGTACCTAATCTAGCTAAATTTTTATCAACTACATCTCCAGCAAATTTACCTTGTAAAGCTCTACGTACTAAACCAGTTCCTCCATCATTTTTAGAAGTAGATTTTGTTGAAGACGTAGGAAACGTTTTTGCTTTGGGTTTTATTTTTTGATCAATTTTTCCTTTTGGTTTTATACCAGCATTAACAGATTTAGTAGGCTCTCTTTTACTTCCACCAGAACTTACTGTTTCTTCTTCTCCTCTACCTATAGTATCATATCTATCTTGGAATCCTAAATCTTTTCTACTTTTCCATACACCTGTTTCTCTATAATTTGCTAATTGAGATTTAGCAAAATTACTATATTGTTGTAAGCTTTCTCCAGGAACAGTCAAGCCTTTGTCTTGAGCAATTTTATATGCTTCAGAATATGACCTACCAGAGTCTAATTTACCTTGTTTACCTGTTTTAGGATCAGTATATGTTTTGTAATCAGGACCTTCACCTTTATTTGGATCTTGTTTAGTATTACCTGGCGTTGCTGGTAAAAAAGCACTTCCTATTTTATAAAATGGTTGTTTTGGCATGATTATTTGTATTTTTTAGAATCATATTTTATATCACCAGCCAACTTAGAAATATGCTTTTCATCAGCTGTCATGTCAATATCACTATGACCGTGTTTTGCATCATAATCAATATCTCTTTTTAAATAAGAAATATGAGCTGCATCATCTCTTTCAGCAGCATGAACATTTGTTTTTGTTATTGGTGTGTGTGAGTGTCTAGCATTACCTGTGTAATAGCCATAGTGTCCTTTTTCCATAATTTATTTTTTATTGTCTTTTAATTTTACCCATTTAGATACAGTGTATCCTATAGTTACTACTAAAAGAATTATTTTAAGTGAAACTTCTATATGTGTCATTGATACAGCAAGAGCTATACTATTAATAGCTAATAGTTTAATATCTGAAATTGCCATTTTATCCTTGTACTAACTTAGTTATAGGAAACTTTACTTGATAAGCATTTGGGCCACAAGGAGCTTTAGATACTTCCATACCAGTAATACCTGAACTAGAACCTACTCCATGTATTCTACCTTGTTGATTTAAAGGACCATCCCATATATGAGATTCTCCAACTATACCTACTTTTTTGTTTTTACTTGCTTTGTTATAACCTGGATCGTGTTTCATTTTTTTGATTTTTTATTTTTACATCCAAAATTGTTAGCATAGTTTGCCATAGCTACTACATTTTTAGAATATTTATCTTTACTTTTCATTATTGATGAAGCAGCACCGCAAGTATCTTTACCGGGCATATTGTTTTTTACCCATTTAGTAAACTTACCTTGTTTTGCTTTTGGTACTTCTGGAAATCCTTCTTTATTAAGTGGTGAGTTCATAATTATTTATTTTTTAATATTTCTTGTGCTTGCTCGTAATCACCACCAGTATCTGCCATAGCTTGCCCAAAAGCATTACCTTCTAATGGAGAGTCTGAAGAATCATCTAACTTTGTTAATCCACTCATTGAACTTAAACCTGACATAGATTCTTGCCTGTTTGTATCGTTGCCATAAATTGCATTAGCAGCAAATTGTGTTTTATCACTAAAAACTGGATTAGCACTACCCATAGTGTTTGATTGTGGTGGTAATTGAGTTTGTATATTTGGATTAACAGTACTTATTGGGTTTATTTCTTTACCTGAATCTACCATACCCATTTGTAGAAGTGCGTCTTTTTTCATCTTGTTTTGTCTTTATTAAGATTATGTATTGCTGTTATTAAAACTTTATCTGTATATGTTTTTCCCCTCATTATAGGGTTTCTTCTTTTACTTGTAGGTAAATCTTCTTCACCTAACATAATACGGTACATTCTAGCTATTAGTTGTTTACACTTAAAAGAAACTTTATAGATATTATACTTTTGCGTTGTTCTGTTTCGTTGTCTCCACGTTACAATCCAATTGTTTTTTACCATTTTGTTCCAGCGCCTGTTGTCCCAACTATACGCATAAGTACCGATTTTAAAATCTTGTTTAGTAAATAAATCCATACAGTCAAAGTATATTAATAACTCTAAATCTGCATCATTTAAATTATTGTTTTTGCAAGCCCATTTACGAATTAACCTATAATGTTTTAATAGGTTTAAATCTCTGATGTCACTTGCATTAACTTTTTTCATAACACAACTACGACATCCTGTAACTTAATAACAATAAATTTTTCTTTATTAAACTCTATACCATGACCAGCAGCTTTATCATAATATATTATAGTATCTTTTTTTAATACTTTTATTTCATCACTAACAGAAATAATTTTAGCTTTTCTATATCTTAAATCTTCCCTGTCTTTTTCAATTATTAATAAACCACCTTTAGTTTTTTCAGTAATTACTTTTTCGGGTTTAATAATTATATTATTACCTATTGCTTTCATTGGTTCTTATGTTATTAATTACACAATCGGTTGATAATATTGTTGTTGCTACTGATACAGCGTTTATTAAAGCACTTTTAGTTACAAGTAATGGATCTATAATTCCAGCTTTAATCATGTTTACATTTTCACCAGTAATTACATTTAATCCTTTACCTTTTATTTGACCTATTAATTTAGGTAAATTTTCACACTCAATACCTGCGTTATTTAAAATAACTTTAAAAGGGTATTTTATAGCATTTAAAAGTACTTGTTCTGCAGTGTTTTTTGTTTTAATTTCTTCAGAAGCATTTAATAAAGCAATACCACCACCAGGTACAATACCTTCTTTAATAGCTGCTTTAGTAGCACATATTGCATCTTCTATTCTATCTGCTTTTTCTTTTAACTCTATATCAGAGTTTGCACCAACTTTAACAACTGCAATTTTAGCTGATAACCTTGCTAATCTTTTTTCTAATCTTATTACATGTGCTGGATTAGGTTTATTAGCTAATTCTTCTTTTACTGCTTCAATAGCTTTTATTACAGCTTCACTTGGTTCACCAACTTGTATTATGGTATCTTTTTCATCCGTTATAGATTTTAAGCAACTACCTAAAAATTCAGGTTGAATTAAATCCATATCATCTCCAAGATCTTCATTAATGACAGTAGCTCCTGTAAGCATAGCTAAATCATCTAATGTTTCACGTTTATTAACACCAAATGTAGGTGCGTTAATAATATTTATTTTAATATTACCTTTTGTTTTATTCATAGCAAGTGTAGCCATGACAGGTGCTTCTACGTCAGCAACAATTAATAAAGGTGTATTTTTTTTTATAACATATTCTAATACAGACTGTATTTGTCTTATGTTTTCTACAGGTGATTCTATAAGTAAAATAGCAGGTTTTTCTAATTCTGCAGTTTTCTTTGCTTTATTTGTAATAAAATGTTGGTTTGTTAAACCTTTATCATATTGAACTCCATCAACTAAATCAACATTTGTTTCAGGAAGTGATGAATGTTCCATCATTACAACACCTGTTTGACCAACAGATCTAAAAGCATCACCAATTATTTTACCAAGTTTAGGTTCATTATTAGTAGATATAGTAGCTATTTGATCTATCATATCACCTTTTACAGGTAAAGTATTTTTTTCTAAATATTTTAATACTTTTTTAAGAGCAGAATTTATACCTTGTTTTAATTCTCTACTATTTATTTCTAAATTTTCTGCTTCTTTTAATATAGCATGAGATAAAACTGTAGCTGTGGTTGTACCGTCTCCTGCTTCATTCACTGTTTTACGTGCAGCTTCTTTTAAAAGTCTTGCACCCATATTTTCTACAGGATCTAATAAAGTTATTGAATTAGCAACAGTAACACCATCTTTTGTTATTATAGGATTACCTTGATCATCTTCAAGTAACACACACTTACCGCTAGCACCTAAAGTGGAGCTAACGGCTTGTGTTAATTTATCAATTCCTTTAAATACTTGACTTTGAGCTACTTGCCCAAAATTAAGATTTTTGACTATTAAGTCTGACATATTTAATTAAATTTAATTTTATTTATTGAATTTTATTTAAAGGTCTTAACGACTTTTGGACCGTTTAAGAACTCTATTTTTTTCTTGTAATGCTCAACAGAAGCTATTACAGCTTCTTCTGCACCTTCAAGTGTTTCTCTACGGGTTACATCTATCCACTCTTCAGCTTCAGGATCTTGGTATTCAGTTTGATAAAAACCGTTAGGTAATTGGGTTATTCGCCAATTTTTCTTTTCAGCGACGTGTTTCCAAAGGGTTTTTGTTTTTTCTGAAACTTGTGGTTGACTACTCCACGAACTAGTCTGGTAATATAGTGTCATAAGGTTTGGGTTTTAATTGTTTGACATTTGGTTATAAAGTATATAGTTACTTGTTTTTTTTGTTTTTTAGGCTAAGGTGCTGTTTCTGTATATAAAGCATTTACTTGAGCTGCTGTTAATACACTAGGAAATATTCTTAATTGATCAAGTCTTCCTTGAAAAGGTCCCCAACTACCATACAAATTTAATAATAACTTTACATCTCCAGATGTAAACGAAGGAGGTGTTTGTGTTATATTTTCTGCTACTGAACCGTTTAAATATGTAACAAATCCACTACTACCATCAAAAGTAACAGCATAATGTGTCCACGTATTTAAAGAAACAGAAGTTCCACTTCCTCTGTTAGAACCACCTGTAAATAACCATATTTTATTAAATTCTAATCCTACATTTATTTGGTTACTTGCTGCAATTATGTTATCTATACCTGAAATAGTTGTTGCATAAAACCAAAATGACCAAGTAAATGCAACGTTTGAATCTTGTGTTATACCTGTAACAATTTCTGGACTGGAACCTGCAAGAGCATATTGACCAAATTGAGCAGGGGCTGTTGAAGAATAAGTTACATCTGTTACTGATGTAGCATTATAAACACCACAAGTATCATTAGCATTACCTTCAAATTGATATAGTGCGGTAGCTGTTGTAGGATAATTACAAGAAGTTGTTGTCCCTGATTGAGGCACAGCTGGACTACTATTTAGTTGAAACCAATTAGATCCATCGTAATACTCTACTCTTTTATCATCAGTATTATATCTAAATTCGCCATCAACAGCACTACTAGGTCTTCCACCTGTAACTGTTCCACTAAAAGTAACTTCTTGATTTACGTCTGTAGTTGCAGTAACAACCCATATATTATCTCCAGTAGAGGTATCTGGTGATATTGTTCCTCCAGTACTACCATTAGCTGTTACACCACTTGAAAAACTAGCTGTAATTCCAGTTGGAACCCTTATTATTATAACACCTGAACCACCTTCTGATGCATTAGCATTGTATTCTCCACCGCCACCACCGCCACCAGTGTTGGCAGTTGCATTTACTGCTGCAGATCCAGTTGCGCTACCACCATTTGCACCTCCACCTTTACCTCCAGTATTAAAACTTCCACTAGAAACTCCACCACCGCCACCACCAGCAAAATAAACATCTGAACCATCAACCTCTCCAACACTATAAGTAGATGCTATTGAAGTTGTAATAATAGTACTTATTGCACCATCTCCTCCTGTAGATTGACCATTTGTATTTCCATCTTCACTAGCACCACCACCACCTCCGGCATTTGTGCTTGATTTAGTACCTCCATTAAATCCTTCTGCAGGCGTAAAACCTCCAGCGTTTCCTGCTCCAGGTGTGCCTGATGCTGAAAAACCTTGACCTCCTCCAGATCCTCCAGAAGCACCATTACTGCTTTCCCATCCACCATAACCACCACCAGTGGATGTTATACTATCAAAAGTAGAATCAGTTCCACTAGACCCAGTTCCACTACCACTTCCACCTGCACCTGCAGTATTATTTCCTCCAGTTCCAACTATAATTGAAATAGGTGATCCTAAAGCAGGAGCAAGAGTAGTGCCACTAGGATATGAAGTACGATAACCACCAGCACCGCCACCACCTGAATTAGAATTACTTCCCCCACCTCCACCTCCAGCTACAACTAAATAATGAACTTCAAGACCACTAGTGGGTCCTTTTGGTAGTACTACCCCAGCACTATTATTAACCGCTGGAAGATCTATTAAATCAGGTGTTGTTATTTTTGTATTTGCCATAATTTTAACTTATAATCCAAAATCTGCTTTATCAGCATTATAATTTTTTAATACTTCATCATCTGTTAGTGCTCTTGTATAAACTCTTATTATTCCTAACTCTCCTACCAGACTACAGCTAGATCCCCATGGTAAAGTTCCATAGTCTATTGATGCGTTAGCACCAGCAGCAGTTCTTCCAGATCCTCTTGTAGAGGTTGCTACCGAAGATCCATCTATCCATCCGTATCTTACATTGCTACTATATGATTGAACTATCTGATGCCATACCCCTACACTTACATCAACATTTGGGTTATAATAATCTGTTGTTCCAGTATAACTAGCCCATTGCAAATCATCATTTGTACCGGGTGTTTGTATATAATTTATAAATCCACCACCAGTATACATAGCGGCACTTTGAACATAAATACCTGCTGTTGGCATTTTAACCCATAACTCAACAGTAAAATTAGCACCGTAACCGCTTGGCATAGGATGAGATAATTTAGTAGTACTGTTAGTTGTTATTATTTTACTTGCAGTATCATAGCTAAAAGCATTACTTCCACTATATACTGCAAAAGTTCCATTATTACCATTACCGGATAAATCTACCCATTGCGTGTTTGCCGCATTAGTACCACTGCTAAAGTTAGCAGTAGATGTACCATCTTTAGCTGATAAATAAACAGCTAAATCACTTGTAACATAATTTGGAGGAAGTGAATAATTTGTTAGTGTAACCCAACCACTTGTGAAAGGATTACCTGTTGATTTATAAAACTGCATAGCGCTAGTAGAACTAGCTGATGATAAATCAGTATTTGTTCTAAGTGCACCTTCAACCCCTGTTGGTTGTTGAGCGGTTGTACCTACACATCCTTTCAAAGCTTGTGTATTACCAGTCTGATTTAAATCGATAAGATCATTTATTACTTTTGTTGTTGCCATATTTTAAGAACTAATTGCAAGATAAATATATGTTTGACCAGACCCGTTAGTGTCACCCCAATTATTTGCAGGTTGAAATCCAGTAGGTAAAAAATCAAAAGATCCATAAGATGCTTGTGCACCAATATCGTTTGGAAAAAGATTTAAACTTCTTGGATTAGAAGTGTTTCTTTTATTATCTACAATATACCAATATCCACCACTAGTACTTATTTCTTTTACCATTAAAAATGCAGGTTCAAAACCTGTTGTTACCATGTTACCAGTTGATAAACCATTTCCATCATAAGTTCCGATTTGTTGGTATCCGATTATGTTTGCAAAATGATAAGCAATGTAGCTTTTTGTAGATTCATTTACCCCTTGGTCGCTACCTATTTTAAATACGCCTGCTCCTCCGCTAACAGGATTAGTTGGATATAAAGGAGTATACGTTGTGTTTTGACCAGAAGTATCAAATTTTAAATAATTTGTAGCACTTGGCAGTGCACTACTCCAAATATACCAAGACATTGTTGAAGTTGATTTAGTTATAACAAAATCAGATGTAACTGTTAATCCTGTATTATAAGTAGCATCTTGAGTATCATTACCTGTATATTTAACTATACTAAACCCTGTAGCAGTATTTATACTAGCTCCTGTAGGTGTAATAGTTCCTCCATCAAGACTAGCTGCGCTTGCTGTTCCATATCCCGTACCATCTATATAAAAATTGTCACTTCCTGATCCCCCAGCTTTCCAATTCCATGAAACATAAGCATTACTTGATATATTATTTGTACTACCTGTTGTAAAACCATCAGAATCAAAAGATGTTAAATAATTAGAACTACAAAATTCAGCATCTGTTACAGCACTAAATAGACCACAAGTTGGTCCTCTTACTGAATCCATTAAATAATGGTTTTGAGAAGCTTCATTTTTAAGCCAAACAAAATCTGGTTTAAATCCTACACCTGTAATTGATTGAGTACTACCATTACCAGTATATAATACAGTATTAAAATTACTAGATGGCGCATTATCAGGAACTAATGTACCTGTTATTTCTTGCCATAAAGATCCATCATAAAACTCTAAAGCACCAGTTGTAGTATTGTCTCTTAATAATCCTTCTGATGGAGAAGTTGGTCTACCTGTTGTGTTAGTAACATTAGTTTCATTATATAATTCTGTTACTTGAGTTGGTGATAAAGTTGTATTAAACCATCTAATTTGATCTAAAGCACCTCCAAAATCATAACTACCATTAGGATATGATCCTATTCGAACATCTCCAGTATTAATATTAATTGTTCCTGATGTTACTGATGCTTCTAAATTTGCATCCATATATAGTTTATAACCTGTTCCAGCTGAATCAACAGTTATAACAAAATTATACCATGTACTAGTAGTGTTTGCTGTTGAAGTAATTAATGAAGTAGCTCCAGCAGATGTATATATTGAAAGATAATAATTAGTACCCCACCAAAACGCATAAGATTCAGGATTACCTTTATTTATAATATGAGAGGTAGAATTAGTTCTATAAACCCAAAAACTTAAACTTGTTGATGCTGCTAAATCAAAAATAGAATTATCTGGTAAATTTATAAGAGAAGTTGATCCATTAAATTGAGCTGCATTTCCATATTTACCAGCTGCATACGTTATATCTGTTGATGTACCATTATAACTTCCACATGTATCTGGTACATTGTTTGTGCTTCCACCATCATTATTTAATTGATATAAAGCCGCTCCTGTTGTAGGATAATTACAAGTACCTGTTGTGTCTGTTGTATTAGGCCCTGTTGTACCTGAAGGTATAGTTAAAGCTGTAGTGTTACCACTAAGATCTATTACGTCTGTTGATAATTTAGTTAATGCCATATTATACTATTATGTTGTTGAAACAACTTCTATTCCGTTTGTTTGTGTTACAGGTGGAGGATTACTTACTCCAAAATCAAGAGTTGATCCTGATATTGAATATGAATTTTTTTGTTGATAAACACCTGATATGTATACATCAGTGTAAGCTGTGCTAGAAGGAGAAACAGCTAAATTAAACTGATATAATGTTCCATTTCCTGTAAAATTATCAACTGTTTTAGTTGGAAGTCCACCAGCATCTTGCCAAGTACCATCACCTCTTAAAAATTTAGTTGTGTCTGTTCCACCACTTGCATCAGGTACGTGACCAATTGTAGCACCACCTCCAAAAACTGTAGATGTTATTGTTAGTGTTCTTGTTGCACCTGCAGAAGTTGTAATAGCAGTATTAGCAGAAGAAATTGTTGCTCCTTGACCATCATTAATAGCTTGAGGTGTTCCTGAATCTCCAGTTAAATCCCAACTTGTATAACTAACTGGAGCGTTAATCCAATCAACACCATTACCCGTACCAAGTGATGATAACAATTGACCAGCTGTACCTGTAGCTCCATTAACATCAATTAAATCTGCATCAAGTTCTAAATCTGATTGTGCTGTTATTTTTCCTGTAACATTTGTAGGATTACTAATAGTGACTAAACTACCTGTATCTGCAATACTTGAATCTGCTATTGCACTTGTTCCACTCCATTTAGCTAATTGGTTTGCTGTACCTGTACCGGTTACAGTACCCGTACCTGCACCAATGTAAGTTTTAAGTGTTGATAATGTAACTTCTTTTACTTCATTTCCTGCAGTAGAATCATTTACTATAATTTTATCATTATTAACTACTGTGCCTAAAACGTTAGGTGCTGCAAGCACTATATTATTAGCTGTTGTATAATCAGGTGATATTGTACCTGTACCTGTTATTGGACCACCTGTTAAACCAGCACCTGTTGCAACACTTGTAACACCTGTACCAGTGGCTGTAGCAAAAATATTACCACCCATACCAGCACCATGCACATAACATGTATAGTATAATGTAGGTGAACCTTGTTGTAGTGTTACTCTTATTCTTCTTGTTGATGCTGCATTAAAAGTTGCTGTAGTAGTCCAATCAGTTTGTGTTGTTACAGCATTATCTAATAAATAAACCACACCTGTATTATAAACAGTTGTGCTTGGAGAAGTTGTACTTATTACAAGTGGATGATTGATATTTGAAGCAGCGTCTTGGTTTATAAAAAATGTAGTACCTCTAGCAAGATACATATCTTCTTGAGAATTACCATCAACTACAAAAACACCACCAGCTACAGTTATAGTAATACT